GAGATAGGGAACTTGACACCGCCCTTGATGTTGAGCTTGCGAACCTTGGAATAAATCTGTCCGTAAACCTTGCTAACGTCCTTGATGAACTCGGACATGATGGTAGTGGGGATGATAGCACCGATATCAGCACTGACAGTAGTGCCAGGGTCTCCGCCAGCCCTGAACTCGGAAGGGATGGCGATACCGCGCTGGACGAAGTCCTTGAACGCCTTGCGGTACTCCATAGAGCCGTACATATCAACATCGGCAGTCCTGACCTCGGACTTCTGACCGAAGGATGCAACGGGATCAAGGGAACGACCCTCGTCAGCTTCGAGTTCCGCCATCTGGCGCTCGGCCTCGTCAATCTCGTTCCTCAGACTGATAAGGGTCTGTCCGATAGCGCGAACCTCATCAACGTCTTTGGATTCGGCGTTCTTCTTCTCAAGAGCCTTGATATCGGCCTTCTTCTTCTCGATAAAAGCCTCGAAATATGCTTTAGCAGTCATTTTAAACACTCCTTATGATGTTCGTATTCCTCAATCTTTCCAGCTCTATCTCCGTTTCCTCGGAGTGCTTTTTTCTGGCTTCCGCCAGAGGCGACTGCGGGCTTCCGCCCTCAGACCTAGCCGTAACTGAAGTCTGCGGATAAGCTGGATAATTGACCACGCTTACCTCGTGGACGATTGAGATTGAATTGATGGTACGGACTGGAATCTCATCATCCAGCCCAGACCACGTATCGCTATCCACCCTGAAGGCGAAGGACATTCCGTCCATATCCCCCCTCTGGATAGCCGAATACAGCGCTCTGGCCTCGGCATTGTTCTCCACGTCCAGTTTTGCGCGGATTTTCAGCCCTTCATCGGTGATCTCGAACGACATAGTCGAATTCTCGTTGCCGTTCTTAGACCTAGCCAGCGCTATCTTGTTCATATCGTGGTTGACGAACAGACGCACATCCCTCAAATCCGCCTTATCGAGCGCACCTTTAGAGATAACCTCGTCATACTCGTCCCCGAACCAGTCCACCATCCTCGTAGCGGAATCGAACACGATAGGCACTCCCTCGATGATACCGTTCTTATCGGAATCATCCACAGCACGGAACGATGCCTTGTACGACCTCGTAACGAGTTCATCCTGTGCGAACTTTTTTGACATTAATTATATAATAAAGCAATAAACGTTTAAATCTACCGCCTGATTCATCATCCGTATGCTATCCCCAGTCCGTAAGAACCTTTACGACAGACTGGTGTTCTGTCCGACTTGCGGTAAATGGAACTCCCCACCCTGTCCAGTCTGTTATATCCCGCCAGTCAAGATCAATAAGACCCAGCGCATACTCGATTATCTCAGCAGTACCCCCGATTATCACACGGTACGGGAATTATCCCAGATCACAGGCATAAACGAGCGTACGGTGTATCGTGCCGTAAACGAAGCCGATAAACTCGGTCTTATCGAAAAGATTCTGGTCGGCGATAAGAGGATACCGCCCAGCACTAAAGCATACAGGATAAAACCCCGTCATTAAGACGGGGGGAATGGGTTTCGTAACCTTTCAATCACTATGGACTTCACACCACTCGGTATAGGTTACGGAATTGCAACTCATAAGTCATTCCAGCACATAGATGAAAAGCGATAGAGCATATTCGGAATTATAGAAACCCCAATAAACCTCTAAATTATGTGGGGACACAGTATATCCACCGCTACTGCTAAGAGCAATCTTGTAGAATCCGTCAGTAGTTGTATAATGGTTAGTACCTTCGGGGTTCTGAACGAAGTATTTAATAAATCCCCCAGTACCGCCTATATCAACATTCCAGCATGCAATAGTTACATTATTCGATGAATCAACTTTAACAGTTTCACCATAAGTATCGTACATATTTTGGTTTGGTGAAAAGAAATAAGTTTTAGTATCATACGATGAACCAAATCTATCAGCTAATACTATTATAGTATCCTTCTTAGGAACGTACCTATTAGTAAGAGTAGATAGTTCAAAATAATCTTTAACTTCTGCTCTTGAAAGCAACTTAAATCCTTTAGGAATCTCCGCTATACTGGTATCAATCATATCCTGTACTTCTTCGGGACTGATACCGCCTCCAATCTCTTGCTCCGATACCAGATCAACGCACTTGGCTATTGTATCGACTTGGCTCACATCCGCTTCGGGATTGAGTTTCTTAACCAGTTTCTTCAAAGCCTGCAAAGTAGTTCCCATTTTGATCCTTCTCCTTCATCGTTAGCTTTACTTCCTCAAAATGTTTTCACGGATTGGGAAGGACGATTATCCCCATATCGATAAGGTCTTGGAACGTAACCGTGTCCGTGGTGGTCTTGCCAGTAGGAAGGGCGGTTACCTTTTTAGCGAACAGTTCATCGGATTTATCTTTAGTATAAACTCTAAACTCTGTCATATTCTAACCCTCCTATATAATGAGATATAAGGAGAATTTTCATCTGTTATAGATTGCCCGTAATATTTTTTAACGTATGTAAAACTGTTACTAGAATCATCCCAAATTCTAGCAACTCCGTCAGAAACGCTATATCCTATTCCAAATGCATTCGCAGTTAGCGATTCTGAATCGCTAAAAATATCTGCCTGCTTAAGACTAAGTTTTCTACCCTGTGCAAAAATCGGTCTATAATGAGTAAATCCTTCAGGAGTTCCAGTAAAGGTTAATTCAGGATTGGAATATTTAGTTCCAATCAAAAACCCTTTAGGCAAATATTTACACTCGGCTACTCCTGTAAATATCCCACTAGGCTTATAAGTTGTAAACGCTATAATGATATCCTCTTTAAGACCTATCTTATCATCTTCAATAAACGAAGACCAATCTTTATCTGTATATAATTCCCATCCATTAGGAATTTGATTAATAGCGGTATCAATCATAGACTGAACTTCTTCCTCACCGATGCCACCGCCAATCTCCTGTTCGGTGAGCAGATCAATAGACTTGGCGATAGTGTCCACCTTGGACACATCGGCATCGGGGTTGAATTTTTTGATGAGCCTCTTCAAAGCTTGAACCGTTGTTCCCATATCACTGCACCTCGTTCTTGCTCTCTTCGGTTCCGTTCTTCGCTTCGAGTACGTCAGCGAGAACACCCAGACATTTTTCGACAGTGTTGCACTTGCTCACGTCCGCATCCTTATCCATTATCAGGATGATGCGCTTCAGCTGTTCCACTTTTGTCGGCATTGTAATACCTCATCGAACCATCGGTTTACCGTTATTTTAATTGTTGCTCTGCTGATAGTCGTTGGCTATCTGCACATCCACGTAGTTAAGCGACTGCTTACGCTTGCCTTCGAGTTCTTCCAGCGGTCTTAAGCCCATCAGCACACGCTTCTCGTTCTCATAAAGCGCACCCGAATCACCCAGCAATCTTATCAATTCCAACTTCTGGGTGGTGTTCATGAAGATCAGGTCTTTGGGATAGAACACGATTTTATGCCCATATCCGTTGCTCTCCCTCATCGAGAACAGGCACTTCGTGAACGCTTGCGATAAGGACTTGATAAGCGGTTCGAGTGTCTTCTGATAGAACGCCTCGTACTGCTCTTTGGTATAATCCCCAGTCAGGATACACAGAGGAACCCCGAAGTGACGCAGAATCTTCTCGTCCACGAACTTAAGAGTATTGGCATCGACCATAGCTATCTGCCTGTTGAACGGGATGAAGTCGCCCTTCAAGTCCATAGGTAGCAGACCCGATTCGTTGTTCTCCAACCTATCCGTAAGGTCTGCCAGAGCCTTGTCTATCTTATCCCCGTCCAGCATCGTGTTATACTTCACAATACCGTTGATAGCGAACGAGGACTTCAGAGCCTTAGTGACCCCCTGAAGCAGAACATTGTTTATCTCTAGGGTTTTCAGTAAGGATTCGTTATCTGGCTGACCGAACTCGTTACCTCCCATGAACTCGTTCACCGAATAATTGTAACGGATATGGATAAGATCACTGTAACGTACGGTGGATTCGTAGTTGTTGGCGAAAACCAGATGCACGAAATAGTTCTTATTTCCATCCTCAAGGAACTCTACAGTCGTGGGTTGTAACGGATACAACGCTACCAGCCTACCGCCCTCGTAAACTGGACATATGAACGCATTGTAATTGAAGAACAACTGCCAGACGACCTTCTCGATGAAGTCCGTGGTCGTCATAAGCGGATTGGGATTCTCCAACGTCCTCTGTATATCATCATCCACAGGCACATAGTCCGACCCCCTAGCCACGATATGATGGGGGTCGAGCTTCTTCATCTCCCTAACGATACAGTTAATCGCCTGTTGCACCACGTCCGAAGCATAGATGTTCTGTCCGAACTGTGAGAATATAGGCGTAAAACCGTTGATCATCCTCGCATACGTCAGATTATCACGCTTGCGTTTGAATATTGAATCGAGCAGACCCATTTGCACCACCGAGATTCGATACGAAATCCGTTCTGTATCTACGATAAACTTCGTATAATATTACGGTTGTTACTGCACCATCTATTTTTCTGCTTATCTGATTATCCATTTTAACCACCAATCCGTACCCACGACTGTCCACCTTCAGAGCCGAATTACCGAAGCACCACTTATCGACTTCATTGTTCCCTACGATAAGTCTGGACTTCAGATCAGCCTCGACCATCTTCGATGGTAGGCTCATAATCTCTGGCGACTGATAGATCAACTCGGTATCGAATCCGTAGTTCTCCATCCTACCGAGAAATTCGCTGGCGAACCTTACATCATAGCCCACCTTATAGCACCGCAGTCCGTACTCTTTATACAACCACGCGAACCAGTCTGCTATGACCGATGTATCGAGATAATTCCCCTCGCATATCTGCACCATCCCAGCCTTCGCCCATTCGAGATATTTAGCACCAGCGGATTCGTCCGATGCCCGTTCCAGCTTTCCTTCTGGGATGAAATACCTC